AACACATTACAAAATTCAACATTAGTAGGACAAGTATATGATTATTTCTCACCAACATACAAATAACAATTTGTTGTTTTGAAATAAAAAATTATATTTATAGTAAGAAAATTAAAATTATTAAAATAAATAATTACAATGGCAGACAAAATAGTATCACCAGGCGTATTTACAAAAGAAAACGACCTATCATTTTTACAACAAGGTGTAGCTGATATTGGTGCAGCATTTATAGGCCCTTTCAAAGAAGGACCATTAGTACCAACAATCGTAAATTCACAAGCTGATTTCCAAACATTGTTTGGGATAGTAGATGACACTTATTACACTCCTTTAGCAGTACAATCTTATTTAAGAGAAGCAGGAACTGCAACTATTTGTAGAGTAGCTGGAGTAGGTGGATATACTGCACAAAATCCTTTATTGTTAACAGCAATTTCAGGAGCAGTAAGTGCATCTATTGGTGTTTTATTCCCATCTGATAAAAACGTATTAGGAACTGGTTTGAGTGGTTCATTCGTAACTAACGTTTTGAGTGGTAGTGGACAATTCAGTATTACGGGAAGTGTAAGTCAATCACTTAACTTCGCTGGAACATCTTCAGTAGATACAACTGATACAAACGATATCGAATCAACATTTGGTAATGCAGCAATTGCAGCTAAAGGAGCATATGTATATGCATTCTTTAAAAACCATAATATTGGTATGAATGATTTTACAATTGTGACTGGTAGTGTATTGGGAGACCAATTATTTACATTCGATACACAAGTAGCAGTAACTCCATATATTCAATCACAAACAATTTCTGGTGATAGATACAATCTATTCCGTTTTGAAACAATTGGTGCAGGAAATGTAGCAAATAGTAAAGTTAAAATTGCTATTACAAATATTAAAGCAGCAGGTTCTGTAAATGGTACTGATTATGGTACATTCACTGTAGTTGTTAGAGATTTTGCTGATACAAATAAAAAGAAAATAGTATTAGAAACATATTCTAATGTTAATTTAGACCCTAATTCTCCAAATTATATTAGTAGAGTAATTGGTGATAGAAAAATAGAATTTCATTCCGACGGTTCTGGTAAAATTATAGAAAGTGGTGATTGGGTTAATAATTCAAAATATATTAGAATTCAAAATTTAAATCAAACTGCACCTATTCAGGCAGTACCTTTTGGACACGCAGCTTATCAACTGCCAGTTTCTGCATCAGCAGCTGATGGAGTATTAATCCCATCAGTAACTTTTGTAAGTTCTTCAGCAACTGTATATGGTGGTATTGATTTAGATGGTAATACTGATAACGTTAATTACATCAAACCAATTCCAACTGGAGCAACTAACGGAGCAAATTCAGTATTTGGATTAGATGCATCAAATGGTGGTACATTATCAGTAGGTGATGCAAATGCACAATTCGTTGTAGCATTCCAAGAAGGATTTGATGGTATGAACCCAACAACTCCAATTTATACTGGAGCAAATATAACTGCAGGAAACTCACAAGGTTTTAATTTAACAAACTCTTTATCTTCGGGTTCAGTAGCATATGGTAAACATATATCTGCATTATCTAACGCTGATGAATTTGATATTAATATGGTTGTAACTCCAGGTGTTATTAGAAGATTACACCCTTCAGTAGCAACTTCAGTTTTAGATATGGTTGAACAAAGAGATGATTGTTTCTACATTATGGACCAAACGGCAGCAGATGATTCAATTTCACAAGCTACAACGCAATCTGATTCAGTAGATTCAAATATGGCAGCAACTTACTACCCTTGGATTAAAACAATTGATATTAATACAAATAAATTAATTTCAGTTCCACCATCGGTATTATTACCTGGCGTATTCGCAGCAAACGACAGAGTAGCAGCAGAATGGTTCGCACCAGCCGGTTTAAATAGAGGTGGTTTGACAGGAGCAGTTAGTGTATTAAATAGATTAACTCAAACTGAAAAAGATACTCTATATGAAGGAAAGGTAAATCCAATCGTTCAGTTCCCAGGACAAGGTATCGTAGTATTCGGACAAAAAACATTACAAGATAAACCATCTGCATTAGATAGAATCAATGTAAGAAGATTATTATTAACTGTTAGAAAATATATCGCATCTACTTCGAGATATTTAGTGTTCGAACAAAACACTTCTGAAACTAGAAATAGATTCTTAAATATTGTAAATCCATATTTGGAAGCAATCCAACAAAGACAAGGTTTGTACGCATTCCGTGTTGTAATGGATGATTCAAATAATACACCGGATGTAATTGATAGAAACATTATGAAAGGGGCTATCTTTTTACAACCAACTAAGACGGCTGAATTCATTCAAATTGATTTCAACATCTTACCAACTGGAGCAACATTTAACGGATAATTTAAAAAAACAATATTTATAATAGAAAACATTAAATAGATAAAAAAATGCCAGAAATATTAGAATTTGATAAGATGTTCTATAAGAATTTTGAACCCAAAATGGGGAATAGATTCATTATGGAAATCAATGGTATAGAATCATATATCATCAAAACCGCAAGTAGACCAACATATACATCTGAACCTGTTGTGTTAGACCACATAAATGTTCAAAGAAAGATTAAAGGAAAATCAACTTGGGATGATATTAACATCACACTTTATGACCCAATTGTTCCATCTGGAGCACAGCAAGTAATGGAGTGGGTTCGTCAATCACATGAATCATTGACAGGTAGAGATGGATATGCAGCATTCTACAAAAAAGACATCACTTTCTACCTATTAGGACCAGTAGGTGATAAAGTAGAACAATGGACTTTAAAAGGAGCATTTATTTTATCAGCAAATTTCGGTGAATTGGATTGGGCTTCAAATGACCCATTATCGATAGAATTAACTTTAAGCTACGATTACGCAATCCTTGAGTACTAATCTCTAATAGGTAAACTTTAAAATAATTAAGAAGGGGTGTAGAAATACATCCCTTTTTTGTGTCTTATTTAGAATCATTCTAAATTTTAAAAATAATTGGTAAAAGGCTTGTTTATATGAGCAGAATTTTGTACCTTTATTATATGAGAGTGAGAGATGGTTCTCCTCTTTAACCCAAATTATTATGAACCATTTAGAAGATTTATTATTAGATATTGATTGTGATGATTTCATCTCTGATTCTTTAATGTATCAGAAAGTATCGTATGTAGAAGATGGTGGACTTGTTGATAATAAAGATGGTACTTACAACCAACACTATTGGACTAAAACAGAACCAATTCAAGTTTCCTCTAAAATCGATTTACACATTTACAGAGCATTAAAAACCATTGAGAAGAAATTTAACACTAAACTATAAAACTTAAACTTTAAACCCCCATATTATGAACATTACAGAATTAAATTTGACCGAATTAGAAACTAAAACATTAACTACCTTTATCGGTGGTTTGTACGCTGAACCTGGCTTTTCTGATGTGGATGTAAACGATTTGAGTTCAGAATTAGGAATATCTACCAAAGTCCTTAGAGGGGCATTGGGTTCATTAGTTAAGAAAAATATTGTGTTTGTTGATGAAAATAATAGTGGTTACGATATCATCTACTTAAACAAACCCTATTGGAGTTTAGTTAATGAAAGTTGGGCTGAAGAAGCTAATTATTAAAAAAATAATTACGAAAAAGCTTGGATATATGAGCAGAATTTCGTACCTTTATTATATGAGAGAGAGATTGATAGCTTTGATTGTTTTTTTAATGGTAACAGGCCATCCCTGTCGTTTACGTGTGTTGGCTATCTCTGTACGACATTTACCTAAAATTGAAATAAGTTTTAAACCTGAATAATATGAATAACGAAGAGATTGTTGCAATGAGTGTGAGTGAGTACGTTGATTTGTTAATTGCTATGGCTGAGTTCAACGGGCATAACGACCCTCATAAGACCAATTGGGATTACTGCCGTTGGCATGGTGTAGTGAGTGAGGAGAGGTATGAGGAATCGATACCTTTGTTGGTAGAGCGAGGATATGAGTCTTGGATGGGAAATTAATTATTAAAATTTTCATAATGTTTAATTTAAAGTGGTGGGGATATTCCTCATCACTTTTTTTGTTTTGTATATACTTATATATAAACATTAAGTTATTATTTTATGGAAGAACAATTAGAACAACAAGTTACAAGAGGGTTAGCACCACAATCGGCACCCCATTATTCCGCACCAAAACAATATCCTTTCCCAACGGAAGTTATTAGTTTACCATCAAAAGGGTTATGTTATCCGGAATCGCATCCACTTTCAAAAGGTGAAATTACAATTAAATTAATGACAGCAAAGGAAGAAGATATTCTTACTTCGACTAATTTAATTAAAAAAGGAATCCATTTGGATAAATTATTAGAATCAGTTGTAGTTGAGCCAGGAGTTAATGTAAATGATATATTGGTTGGAGATAAAAATGCTATTTTAATTACATCAAGAGTATTAGCATTTGGTCCTGAATATAATGTTACAATTAATGACCCAGTTGAAAATGAACCAGTTGAGTATACAGTAGATTTATCTAAAATAAAAATTAAAGAAGTAGATGATTCTAAATTGAATAGACAAAATGAATATGATTTTACTTTGCCTGTTTCTAAAGCACAAATTAAATTTAAATTACTTACACATGGTGATGAATTAGCAATCAATAAAGATATTGAAGCTAGTGAAAAAACATTGAAGCAAGGAAATGAAATAACTACACGATATAGAAGATTGATTACAGAAGTTAATGGTGATAGAAACTTGGGTACAATTAGTACATACGTTACTAATCAATTATTAGCGGGAGATTCAAAAGCATTACGAAAGTATATGACATCGATTACTCCGGATTTGGATTTAACATTTGATTATGTATCTCCATATACAGGTGAGACGGAGGCTCTCCGTATCCCATTCGGGATGGACTTTTTTTACCCTACCGAGTAATTACTCCGTTTTATTACATCAGAGAATATTTCAAATGGTATATTTCTCAAATGGTGGATTTAATTGGAACGATTTATATTTTATGCCTATTAAATTTAGAGAATTTTATTGGAGAGAACTCCTTAAAGCTAAAGAAGAAGAAAACGAACAAATCGAAGCTTCAAAATCTAAATCAAATAATTCTTCTAAAACGAGAAGAAGATGATATTTATAATAGTATTATAATATAAGATTATGCCTAAACCAATATTAATTGAAGCAAACGTATTTGCAAAACTATTATCTTTCTTCTATGATGCAAAAGATAAGGGGAAGGAAGATGCGTTATCAAAATTTGTAAATTCTAAAAATAGTCCTGAATTAGATAAAGCATATGATGCTTGGCAACGTGATAATGAAAAGTTATTAATAGCTACTAAAAAATTATTAGTAAGTACGGGGTTAGATACATCAAAAATAGATGGGTTATTAAAAAAATACCATAACTATTAATTTAGATGGCTAAAAGAAAGAATTCAACCCCACCCACACCGCCTACTGTTACTGATTTAGCGGATAAAGCCATACAGGCTCAAAATCAACATCTTGAAACGCAAGAAGCTGTATACGAAAGTATTGCCGCAGCTCAGCAAAAAGGTATTTCCAATCAAAAATTATTGATGGATGTATTGAAGAAAGCTAAAAAAGAAGCCGGTTCATTTGCAGATGCGATAAAAAAGGGTGTGAAAGAGATGGAAACTTTAAATGAAGCTGCTAAGGAATTAGATAGTACTGGAGTTCCACTTATAAAGGAGATGAAAGATTCTTTAGTATCTGCTACTAAAAGTACTAAAGATTTTAGAATAGCATTATTTGCATTAGGAGCAGCTGCAGGTGCAGTGGCTTATAATTTAGGTTTAATTGGTGATAAGTTAGGAACTATTGCCAAATACGATAAGAAAATAAATCCGATTCAAGAGAAGCTGGATTTATTAGAAAATAGTATTAGAGGCGCATTTGCAGGCCAAGAAGCGGCCGGTAAATTTGCATTCCAAATGGAACGATTGAGTGCTGCTTTTCAGAAAGCATCGGCAACCGCGTTATTTGGTAAAGGATTGGGTTCAGTTGGTTATGGCGGAGCTCAATTACAATTAGCAGGTATTGGTGCAGAAAAGATTGCAGAACAAATGAAAGCAGCTGGGGATGCAACTGGTAAAATGCCATCATCTAAAGTAGCAGCTGATATGGCTGTACTTGCAGCTAGAACAGACCAATCAGCTGAAGGAGCAGCTTCGATTAGTGAAGTATTCCAACGTTTAGATGGAACTAGTGCGGATGTTGCTCTTAATATGCAGGAAGGTATGAGAGCAATGGCTGATAAAGCTGGTATTAATTTGGGTGGATTGATGGCAGAAGTTGCCGAATCATCTAAAGAAATGTTAGGTTACCAAATTAAATCAGGTTCAGCATTATCGAGACAAGTAGCATTCGCCCGTTCAATGGGTGTAAGTTTTCAAGATATAGCAAAAGCTGGGCAAAGTATGGTATTGAACTATAAAGATAGTATCAAAGCCGAAATGCAATTATCAGCTATGTTAGGTAAAAATGTAGACCTATCCGAAGTTCGTTCTAAATTTGCAAGTGGTGATACAACTGGTGCTTTAAATGCATTAAAAGCACAAGGGTTAGACCCTGCTAATATGGATATGTTCCAACAACAACAATTGCAGGAAGCAACTGGTATGGACTTAACTACTTTATCCAAAATAAATAGTAATACAGGAAAAAATGTTGAATTAGGAGAAGGAAATGCTAAAAAAGGAAATCAATCGTTTTTAAACAAAACTGAATCGGCAGCTAGAACTGAAGATATAGCAAATGCAAATATATCTGTTAAAGAAGCAGCATTTAATATTTCAATGAATGCAGCCAAAGATAGAGCGGTATTAGAAAACGAACAAATACGAAGATATAAGGAACAAATCGCCCAATTAGAAGCGTTAAAAAATGCCGAAGTTGGTCTTACAACGGCACTTATATCAATTTTAACTGGTTTAGCGACATCTGAAATAGGTGGATTCTTAAAAGAATTAAAATCAAATCCATTTGGTAAAAATGATTTCAAAAAGAATTCAGCCGGTAGAATGGTTAATAAAAAAACAGGTAAGTTTGCTTCGGCCAAAGATTTGGCTGAAGGTAGAACCGGCACAAGTATGAGAACTAAAGTTGGTGGTTCACTATTAGCAGCTGGTGTTGGGGCATATCAAGGATATACAAATTTTGATAAAAAAAGAGAAGGAGAAAGTGAAGTTAGAGAAACTGATAAGATGGGTGCCGGATTGGTAGAAGGTGGATTATCTGCAGCCGGAACTGCATTGGGCATGGCATTTGGCGGCCCATTAGGTGGTATGATTGGCGGATTTTTAGGAGATTCATTAGGAGGAGCATTGAATGAATACGCTCCTGGATTTGCGCAAGGAGTTGGTGATATGTTTGAAGGAGTTAAAAATGCATTTGGAGTATTTCAAGATAAGTTATACGGATTGTGGGAAACTTTGAAACCTATTAGAGATTTATTCGGCCAATTGGCACAAAAATTAGGGTTTAAAGAAGGTGGTATGAGTGGTATATTACAAATGGTTGGTAATTTTATATTTGATTTTGTGATATATCCATTTAATTTACTTATTTCATCCATTAGTGGAATGGCAAAAGTTTTTATGGGTATTATTGGTCTTTTTGGTAGTGAACCACAAAAAGCTTGGGAAAAAATTAAATCGGGTTTAGCAGATTTTATTGGTGGTATATTGGGTCCATTTAAAAATATATTTGCACAAATATGGAATTACATAGCTGATAGTAAAATTGGTAAGTTTTTGAATTTGGGCAAAATGGATGTAGTAGACCCTCAAAAAGTAGCAGCTGAGAAAAAAGTTAAAGCTGATGCAGCCGCTAAAGCTAAAGCTGAAGCTGATGCAAAAGCTGGAAAGGGAGCTATTGGAGTTGATACTAAAGTAAATAAAGGAACTAACACCGCAGGAGTAACTACTAATTATGGTGGAGGAGGAGCAGGTACTTCTATAAGTACAGCTGGTTCTAAATCTATTACCGATGCAATAGTTTCAACATCTGGCAAAATGCGTGAAGTAATGAATTTATCTAATAAAGCACTTGAAACTTTAAATAAAACAACTACTCAAACTGCAACTAATAGTGCAGCCTCATTAGACCAATTAAAAACTTTAAATACCAATACGTTGGCAATGAAAGAATTGACTCGTAGAATCGAAG